TGATCCCAGCAAGTTAAAGATCTATACCACAGACTACGAAGGTTGGGAAATAGTCACAGGTGTTGACTATGATGACGAGGAAATACCAGGATATGATGGGTATGACACAACTGGCAAGGGTTACTATGCAAACGTATTTGAAACATAAGTAAAGTAAATGTTTAACAAATCTGAAGTTTTTAAATTATTTGATGAGTTTGTCTACGATCCAAATATTGATGGTAGACATATAGACTACGACTTAACTAAACACAATTGGTCAGAGTGGTTCTTAGAATCAGCAAGAGAACTAAAACCTAGTTTAACTAGATTAGAAGATATTCATTTACATTTTTCTGTCAGTGAACTACTATCTCTAAGACAACAGTTTGAACGATTAACAAGAAGCCAAGAGTTTAGTCAACGTATTGATAATTTCTTTCAAGAATACATCACTCCTTTATTAGGTAGAGATGATTATCTGTTACAATCAACCTGTGGAATTAGAGTTGTAGTTCCTGATCAAGTTAAACTAGGTAGGCTCTTACATTTTCATAATGGATATTGGACTGGATATAACAATCTAACCGGAACTGTATGGACTCCATTGACTGAAGCATATGATACTAACACTATGCAAATGGTTGACTTTGATGAAACTCGTAAATTAATGAATAAAATTTATGAGGAACAATTAGAATTTGATCAAATACAAGAACTTTGTTATGAAAAATGTTTTCCTATTAATTTAAAACCTGGACAGAGTTGGTTGTTTAATCAGGCCAACTTACACGGTAATGTTAATAACGAAACCGGATATACCAGAGTTAGTTTTGATTGTCGTTGGGCATTACCAGAAAGCAATTTTGGCATTAGAAGACCTGGCAGTTATTATCGATTACAAGGTGTACATCATGAAATGGACTCAAGTAAAATTAAAAAAGGTAACTGGATAACATTCATTGACCAAAACTCAGACTTTGTAGGGCTAACTCCGCACTATATGTTAAAAGAATTTATGTTTCAATATATGCAAACTAGAAAACTAGATATTGACATAACAGAATTTCATAATTCAATGTGGTATATGGGAGAATGGGCACCTAGACTAAGAGATTATGTATCAATTAAGGACCTAACTGGTATAGTTATGCCTAGTATCTATGCGTTTGCCTGTGACACAGATTTAAGATTAGAACTATGGCACGAGGCTGTAAAAAACAACACTCAATTATTATTCTGTGATGAAAATATTCTAGTTTCAGAAGAAAAAGACATAGAACTAATCGAAAAGTTGTATAGTATTGAAAAGAAAAACAATGGATAATATCTATAACTGTTCAGTATGTAGTTGTGAATTTGATGAATATGCAGAAGGTGGTACTGTAGGTAACTTTGGTATACTGCCTGTAGCATTTTGCCCTACCTGTCTTGCTTGTATGTTTGACATGGTAGAGCAGTTACAGGAAGAATAACTTGACATATTGGCTTTTTGAGTATATAATTATATATACAATATAGGAGCGAAGATGGCAAACGACACTACATTATCAGAAAAATCTAAACAAGTTACAGTGACAGACCCAGCAGTTGATGCTGACAGTCGTGAGAAACTGATAACTGCTCGTATTGCTTTATTATTAAAAGCACCTTTCTTTGGCAACCTAGCAACTCGTTTAGAACTTATCAATGCTGACGATTGGTGTCCAACTGCGGCCACTGACGGACGTAAGTTTTACTACAATTCAGAATTTATCAAAACACTTCCACAAAAACAAATAGAATTTTTAGTAGGTCATGAAGTGCTTCATGCTGTTTATGATCATATGGGTAGACGTGGTGATCGTGATCCTAGATTATGGAATATTGCAGATGACTATTGTGTTAATCAAGATCTAATAGATCAACACATTGGTGAATTTATTCCTATAGGTTTACATGACGAAAAGTATCGTGGTATGTCAGCAGAAGAAGTCTATGATGACTTGTATGAAAACGCTGAAAAAATTAGTGTTGATGATCTAATAGAACAGTTGATTGACGAACACTTAGACGGAGACGATGGTGAGGGCGAAAGTAATAATGGAAAGAACGACAAGGGCGAAGGTAAGAGCGGAAGTCGTCCTAAATTATCTGAACAAGAGAAAAAAGAAATTAAAGAAGAAATGAAAGAAGCAGTCTTACAGGCCGCACAGTCAGCAGGTGCTGACAAACTACCTAGTGGAGTTAGACGTCTAATTAATCAACTAACTAATCCACAACTTAACTGGCGTGAACTTATTCAACAACAAATACAGAGTCAAGTTAAAAGTGATTACAGTTGGATGCGTCCTAGTCGTAGAGGATGGCATATGGATTCAGTGTTGCCTGGAACTGATCTGGCAGAAACAATAGATGTTTGTATTGCCATTGATACATCAGGGTCAATGGGTGATGATCAACTTAAAGATTTGCTCAGTGAAGTAAAAGGTATCATGGAATCATATGATGATTTTAAATTACGTGTATGGACGTTTGACACAGAAGTTTATGGTATGCAAGAGTTTACTCCTGACAATGCAGAAGACATTGTTAACTATGAAATGCAAGGCGGTGGTGGTACTGACTTTACTGCCAACTGGGAGTTTATGAAGGCCAATCAAATTGAGCCTAAATTGTTTATCATGTTTACAGATGGGTGGCCATGGGATAGTTGGGGCGATCCAGACTACTGCGACACCTTGTTTATTATACATGGTGGCAGAGAAATAGAAGCACCATTTGGTGTTACTGCTCACTATACCTTTGAGAAACAACGTGCTTAAACACGGTGAAATTAATCCTTTAAATGTATATGGTCTAAGACAGTTAGACTTTAACCCTCCTCACTTTACCAGCGTGATAATAGATTCTACTTCATCAGAAAAACAAATAACTGATTGGATATGGGAAAATCTACAGGGAAGGTTCTACGTAGGTCCTGTAGACATCAATGAAGATGGTCACTATCATAGACGTATCCGTGTTAGTTTTGAACTGCCAGAAGAACTCAGTTATTTCAGCCTAAGTATTAATCAAATTTGATATAAAAATTTTTCCTTTGATCGTCTAAGAGTTAAATAATATGTACGTTAACGAAAAAGGAAATTTCAATGGCAACACGGAAATCAAAGAAAACAGAAGCAACGGCTGAAGCACAGCCTACTGCTCAAGCGGCTCCTCAGCCACAGGCAGGACAACAGCCTGCAGGCTTATCACTTACTGATTTAATAACAGTAACACAAATTATTCAATTATCATCGCAACGTGGTGCTTTTAGAGCAGAAGAAATGGAACAGGTTGGTGCACTCTATACTAAACTTGTGGCTTTCTTGCAATCTACAGGCGCATTAACTCCACCAGATGCGGAGGGAAAGAAAGATGCTTAAACATGTAGGAAGACACGGAGAAAGTAAGGTAGTTATTGCCTATAACGAAGTACCTAACGAAGGACATATGGCCTTAGTCATTTATACTGAAAAGTTACCTGACTCAATCCATGACAGTCTTATGAGTGTAGTTGAAGGTGAAGTTGGTCAGAAAGAAAAAGTTCTTGCTGAGGCTTTACACAGATCAGTTACTAATGATGGTACTAATTTATTACAGGCGTTACATCAAGGCGGGTGGTTAAAGAAAGTACAAACCAAACAAATTATTCTTACACCAAATGCTAAAACAAACATTCGTTTAGATGAATTAAATAAAATTCTTCATCAAATGGAACAAGGTGATGAAGCAGTTCAAAAGTTACGTGAAATTGACGAAGGTCGTGGGTTTAGAGATCCAAGTAAAACAACTACACGTGATGTTGGTGAACCAGCAGTGGCTCAACAACCAAGTGGTGTATTAAGTGACTCTGATATTGCTAAAGATTTAATAGATCAAGCAAAAGGTATGAGGGCACAGATTAAAGTGCTCACAGAAGAGGCGGCAAGATTAGAAGCAGAAGCCAATGATCTATTGCCTAAGAAAAAAGCAACTGTTACTAAACCTAAGGCTAAAAATGTCAGAACGACCAAAAAAGCAAAAGCATAAGCAGGAAAAAGTTCATCTAAACTGGCGTAAAAAATGGGAACAAATGGTCAATGGCATCGACAAAAAAGAAGTTCCTGTTACAGTACTTGATAGAATATCAGTTAACCTAATTGACGGCAGTCAAGTTAATGTTGATGTCAAACGTTTGATCAAAGACGGCGAACACCCAGATGACATTGAACGTATGCTTAATGAAAAGTTTTATGAATTAGATGATTATATTGAAAACGTAGATTTTTTCGTAGACGTAGAAACCGTACAAAAAACTGTACAACCTGAAACAGATAGGGTACTAAAGAAGTTATGATTTCTGCTATACTTGCCAGCACAGCATCCGGCGGTATAGGCTTCAGAGGTACCTTACCCTGGCCCAAACATTCAGAAGACCTAGCACAATTTAAACAACGTACAACTGATCAAGTTGTGGTAATGGGACGTAAAACCTGGGACGATCCGCTTATGCCCAAACCACTACCTAATAGAATAAATTGCGTGTTTACTACTAAATCTTTAAAAGATCCTTTAAGTGCTAGAAGATTAAGTGGCAACATTCCTGAACAACTTAAATTATTAGAACAACAATTTCATAACAAAGAAATATTTGTTATAGGTGGACAAGAGTTATTTGAAGCCGCTGAACCTGTTGTTCAAAAACTATACCTAACCAGAATACAAGGAAATTATTTTACTGACACTAGAATTAATCTAGATCATTGGTTAAATCTGTTTGTAATAAGAAGTGTTCGTCCTGGTGAAAACTGTACCTATGAGGTATGGGAACGTAAGTATTTTTAATTGACTTTTCAACTTTAATTCTGCTATAATAATAGTATGAAACAATATCTAGACTCATTACAGTACATATTAGATCATGGCGATACTAGAGAAGATCGCACAGGTGTTGGAACCATTGGTGTTTTTGGTATGCAACAACGTTATGATTTATCTAAAGGCTTTCCTGCTGTTACTACTAAACGACTAGCGTTTAAATCATGCTTGAGTGAACTACTTTGGTTCATTGAAGGTTCAAGTGATGAGCATCGTCTGCGAGAAATATTACACGGTAGCGAGG